ATCTATTTTGACCATGTCCTCAACCATGTCACTCCTAATGGACACGGGTAATTGTTTGACTTGTCTCAAAATAGATCGGAAGTTCTCAATGTCACCCTCATTTATGCCATAGCGTCGCATCATAAAGGCAAGGGTCTCAGTGGAGGTTTCGGCAGCTTCTGACGCTCGAAACCTATGTTCGTCATCTGGGTTCTTCTTGGCCTTAACTTTGCTTGTGAGCTGTATGCCCTTTCTCACAAAGTCGCCTGCTATGGGTACGTGATTGACGGTGTCTCTAAGACCCAAACAGACCCCTCTGAACCAGGATAGTCCGTTGGGTTCGGGTTTTACCGCCCAACCAAGTCTCGCTAAGAGCCTTCCCGGCTTGGGGGCTGGGAGAGTGCCTTTAGAACTAGGCCAGAACAAGTTCGAACAAAACTCAACTTCAGTATCTCGCAACGTAGCTTGCAACTTAGGTACGAATCCTAAGTCTTTAAGAGTAGCCTCAACGTGCTCAGCAAGTTCATTGAGTTCCAAATTACGGTGACACAAAGTTAGATTGTCGTCACCCATAACTATCATCCTAATTTCCGGTGTACTTGGATTGATATCCAAAACGGACAAACCAAGACGCTGTGCATAATAAGAGACAATGGCAAAGTGCATGACTAAGCCATTTATCAATGTATTACCACAACTGGTATTAGGGTCGCCTGACTTCCTCCCGAATGGATAAGAGAACTTATACCCAAACTTCGCATAGCCGTGAGTATCGGCCTGGCCAGCAAATATCTTATACGCATCACCCACAAGTCCACATTTTAAATAGATCATTTCCTCTAAACGCCAACAGTAGTAACCCTGAGTAGCATCAAACTCTGTATAGTCATTAACTAAAGCACGTACTTCATCACTGAACATGTACTGCTCTTTAGCTTCGTCATACCACAATCCTATTTCATTAGTGGTAAGACCAGCAGCATAACATAAGTAATGTTGTGGATTCCAAACCTGTGCTAATCTTTTAGAAAATGAATAAACCCATGGGCCAAGCACAACATTGGCCATACTGGTTACTCCATTAATTAGTCGAGGGTTGTAGTCCTTAACGTTGTCAGTGGTGCTTTTTAGTAATTTCTCTCGTTTTAAAAACGCAGAACGACGGGTAACAACTCTAAGGTCAGCGGGCAATCCGAAAGAATCATACTCAGATTTGGCAGCATCGTGTTCGGTTTGCCGATTTTTAGGAAAGCGACGATTCCATTGTTCATATGGACAAGGGTCGATAGGGCCAAAATCAGGAAACAGATCATGGAAGAATTTTTCAACATAGGTCAATAATTGAGTCCATACTAGGTCATTGACTGGGGGAGTGGGTTTAGTGACTCTATTACGGATGGCAATCAGTGTATTGTGTGGCGTGTCAGAACTGACAAGTGGGGTGCTATTACCTATGGTTAAACCATAAGGTCGAGGACCAGTGATCCGCATTTTATCCTCACTAAAAATGCCCACTAATTGACAATTCTTGCCCTCTCCGAGAGGCATTAAGTCCTTCTTACTGTCATAGCCTGGCATATGGTCACTTAATAATGGCTCAATTTCTTCGGCGCAAGCGACCGACCTATGGTCTGCAGTCATCCAAGATCGAATAGTATTAAGGCGACTAGTGTTTCCAACTTGTTTAAAGATGGAGATGGTCAAAAAGGAAGTAGGAACTAGGAATATAAAACCACCAAGTATGTACAAGGGCCAGAACGTGAAATATGACCCTATAGCAATAGTGGTTGCTGCGAGACTCACAGCAAATAATATCACCACAATTCTTGGAATGGATAAATGAAACTTGAAGTTCAACGCATCATTTAGAACTTCAAATTGTCTTAGCATAGGTTTTATTAGGCCATACATAATGCTAACCTCATTCATCA